GACATTATATCTTTGTCTCTGAACAGAAGTGGAGGGAAATGCCAAATCAGTGGCTATGTGTATATTGACAACGTGTGTGCATCAGCTTGGAGATCAAATGGATCTACCGTGAGCAATGCCCCAAAAACTATGTATTGTGGTGTTGTTTTATACAGAAATGGCTCACCAATTTTTATTGGAAGAGTTGCGGCTTCAAGTGAAATTACTAACGATGTTGCAATATTTAATGGCGCTGTTCAATTACCTACAATCATCGATGATGCATATACTGGAAATGCTCAGTATTCAATTAGGGTGGGATGGTCAACCACAATAGCAGATGCTGGACTCATGATTCGACCTTGGAATACAGGTAATGCATCTGTCTTAACAGCAACATTATCAGTCCTGGAGCTAAAAAAATGACAGCAATCATCTCAAGAAGAGGCGAATTGCTACAATTAATTTATGCAAATGAAGAAACAATTGCATTAAATAAGCCACTTGGTTGTTTGGCTGTTTCTGATCCTCCACAATCGAATATGTATTATCGTGGATGGTGGGCATGTATCCCCGATCAGCCATCAATTTATCATGTATTCGATTATGATTTAAAACAGTGGATTGATCCTCGTTCATTAGATCAAATAAAGGATCAGAAATGGTCTGAGATCAAAGAAGAAAGAGAAACCGCCGAATATGGCGGTTTCTCATTTTTAGGGCATATTTTTGATTCAGATATTATTTCACAGTCACGAATTATCACCGCAAGTGATCTTGGTGTAGAGGTGGAATGGACTTTAAAAGATAATTCAATTGTTTTACTCAATGTAGAACAATTGAAAGGATTAAGACTTGCCCTTGCTCAGCATATTTTAAACTGTCATGAAAGAAGTCGAATAGCTCGACAACTTATTTATGAGTCAGAAAATATTGAGCATATAGAATCAATTCAGTTTTAGCACCTTCGGGTGCTTTTTTATTGCCAAATATCGGGGGTATCAATGGCAGATAATCAACAAATTGTAGAGGCTTCAACAGGTGTTGTGGCAGGCAAAGTTATTACATATGGAGGTAGCGCAGGCGGTGCTTTGGCTTGGTTTGCCTCATTGGATATAGCGTTTTGGTTCAGTATTTTAATTGCGATTGCAGGCTTAATCATAAACTGGTATTACGCGCGAAAGAAAGACAAACGCGATGAACTTGAACATAAAGCATATTTGGAAAGCTTAAAGGATAAATGTAATGTCAAACAAGACTAAAATCATAGCAACAACACTAAGCGCATCAGCGCTTTTTTTTGCATCTTTAATTGGCTATGAGGGGTATAAATCAAAGCCATATTTAGACAGCGCTAAAGTGGCAACCATTGGTATTGGTTCAACTCAGTACGAAAACGGCACAAAAGTCAAAATGACTGACAAAGCGATCACCAAAGAACGTGCGGTTCAAATTGCCAAAGCTCATATCGCTAAAGATGAGGTGGCATTTCGCAAATCTTTGCTGGGAGTGAAGCTTACTCAGACTGAATATGATGTCTATCTCGATTTCACATACAATTTCGGACAAGCTAACTGGAATAGCAGTTCGATGCTTGGTAACTTGAAAGCAGGGCAATATAGGCAAGCTTGTGCATCATTACTGAAATACAAATATGTTAGTCAAGGCAAGAAAAAATTTGACTGCAGTATTCGATCTAATAATTGTTGGGGCGTTTGGACCCGACAGCTCGATCGCTATAACAAGTGTATGGGGGTGCAGTAAATGCCAATAGCCACAATCTTATGGAAGTATAAAAAATGGATCGCAATTGCGGTCTTTATTTTTTTATATCTGGTGCAAATTGCTTACACTAATCATTTGGCCACGAAGCTTAAAAATGCTGAATCAGCTTGTAGTGCAAAGATTCAAAAACTTAAAGATGATCAGCAAAAGTCATTGATCGAGAAACAAAACAAAATTAACAAAGTGAGCGCAGATTATGAGCAACTTAAGTCAGAACAACGTGTCAAAGTCGAAACAGTTACACGTGAAGTGCAAAAGATCATTGAGCGCCCTGTTTATAACAACGTTTGTATTGATGATACTGGGTTGCAGCACATCAACTCACTTATCTCCAACGATTCCAGCTAATTTATTAGAGCCTTGCCCAGATCTCCAGCAATTAGAAGATGGAATGGGGCGTACTTTATTGCTTTGGTCTGTTGATACGGTTGCAAAATATAATGATTGTAAAGCTCGACATAAAGCATTAATTCAAGTGTTAAAAGACTAAAGCCAGCATTCTTGGACTACAGCATTTTTATAGAAAGATTTTTTCCAATTCTTAGCAAGAAGATCTTGGGCTTCTTGCTTTGATAAAAACTTATATGCTTTATCTTCATCATCAGTCCAGGAATAATTTGTTGTTATAGCTGTATCAATTTCAGAAAAATCATCATAGTTGTAATGCATCTCTTCAGAAATCATCAAATATAGATTGTCTTTCATAATTCGAAATGCCATAAAAATCCTTTGACGTAATTTTTGACGTAATCTTTTATATAACAATGATACAATATTAAAATCAGATTGGCTAAAGTATTGAATTACATAGCATCTAATTGTATTGCTATTTATTGAGTTTCACTTGATCGGGTTCAACTCCCGCCATCTCCACCAAAATTCAATTCAGAGAAGTTTGACTGAATGTAAAAAAGCCTTTAAGTTCAATACTTAAGGGCTTTTTTATTTGCCTGTTTGTCCGATATCATCCGACTTGATTTGACCTAATTTTTGCCTTCTCTGGGTAATTATTGGGAAAATTTACCCAATTATTTTAGTCTAGATAAAGGGTAAATACTGATGAAGCTTACCGATACAGAATGCAGAAAAGCACAGCCAAAAGAAAAACGATATCGCCTTTCGGATGAGAATGGTCTATCACTTCTCGTAACGCCATCAGGGCAAAAATACTGGAACATACGCTTTACTGTTCTTGGTGAGCGTAAGTCAGAGTCACTTGGTCAATATCCTGATATGAGTTTAAAGAAAGCAAGGG